TTAGGTAATGCAGCATCAGCAGTCGTTCCTTGAGCAGCAGTAGCGTAGTCAGTAGTAGCAAATGCCTTAACAGCTGCGAGGTTAGTTACTTCAGAATCCATCAAAGCACCAGCAGCAGTTACATTGGTTGTGTCTGTTACATCAGCACTTGCTTCAATAGCATCTAGCTTAGTGTTATCTGCTGTGGTGAAATTGACCTGTGTTAAACCGCCATCACCAACAGTATAAGTTGTGTCTGTATAGTTGCCAGAATGAACATTAGTAGCACCTTGATCTGATGTCCAGTCAATATGCTCGTTAGCAACAAAGTCTGACAATCCATCGTGTGTAACAGTTACCGCACCAGTATCACCATTAACACTTAATACAGCATCGGTTGGTGTCGCTAATACGGTGTAATCAGCCATCGTTCCAGCCGTACCACCATTATGACAATAGGTTTTATTTTCATCTGATCGAACAACAATATCACCTTCTTGAGCAGTCAATGCTAGGTGGGCGGTTTCATTAGCCGCAGTTTGTACTGTTGTTAAAGCGATAGCTGTTGCTGTTATTACTTCTGATGTTATATCAATACCAGTACCAGCCGTATAGGTTGTATCAGTATTTGTATCTGTTGATGAAATAGTACCACCAGCAGAGATAGCAACATTTGTACCAGCCGTTAATGAAGCGACTACATTTGTCGTATCAGTAACGTCAGCAGAAGTTTCTATTCCAGATAACTTAGTCTGTTCAGCATCACTGAACTCGTTAGTGTCAGCATTAGCTTCATAAGCCGTCTTAATTTGAGCATTGGTTTGGTCAGCGGTTGCCCCAGCTTCAATCCCAGATAGTTTAGATTGCTCAGTAGCAGACATTCTTTTATAAGTCGTGCCATCAGTAATATCATCAAGCGTACCGCTTAATTCACTTAACGCATCTTTCGTTTCAACTTGGCTATCTACATAAGCCTTTACACTTTGCTGTGTTGGTATCTTTGTAGCACTGTTTGAAGTCATAGCATCTTCATCTACAACAAACGACATTGAAGCAGTCGTTGTATCAGATTCCATAACCGCACCAGCAGCATTAACATTAGTTGAATCGGTAACGTCAGCAGAAGTTTCAATACCGCTTAATTTCGTGTTTTTTGTGTCTGTGTAAGCATTGACTTCGGCTTCGTATAAAGTCTTGATTTCAGTACCAGTTTGATCGGCTGTCGCTGATGTTTCTATACCCGATAATTTAGTTACATTAGCATCAGTAAAATCATTGGTAGATTTAACATAAGTCGTGCCATCAGTAATATCGTCTAATGTTCCAGATAACTCGGATAGAGCATCTTTAGATTGTACTTGTGAATCAACATAGGCTTTCACCGATTGTTGAGTCGGTACTTTCGTTGCTGAATCAGATGTCATAGCATCTTCATCAACTACAAATGACATATCCGAAGTATCTGTATTAGCTGAACTTACTGCTGTTATCCACGTAGAACCGTTATAAGTTTCGTGTCTGTTTAATGTTGTGTTAAATCTTGTGTAGCCTTCAACTGGTGATGTTGGTCTTTGTGCTGTCGTTCCAGATGAGCCTTTTACCGAGCCAGTAGCTGATGTTTTTTCTGTAATAGCACTAAGGTTAGCATCCATCTCATTATGAGTTAATGGTGAGCCTTTGCCGCTTCTTGTTGTAATTGCCATAATATTTCCTCTAAATTAAATATGTTCCAGATGAATTTTTGTAATGCGTTTCACAATACTCTCTTGTTGATAATTGTATCAAACCACTCTGATCGGTTTCTACTGAAAGAATCATAAACTTACGATTTCTATCAAGTAAATCACTATCAACTGTAATAACGTCACCAACCTCTAAATCAGCGTTCTTAACTGTTGTAGCAAATGATAACACAAGCGGAGTCTGTTTAACACGATTTCCAAGTGCATCTTCACTATAACGCATTGAATTTAAAGTTATTTCAGCAAGTTCGTTGGCTTGTGTGGTATTCGTAACGCCCTTAACATCTAGCACCTTCTCAATTGTTTGACCATCCCAATTTTGTAATGTTGTATCTTCTTTTTCTACTTGAGCAGATAACCAGTCATCAGATGGGTTTACATACTTCAATATAATCTTATTAGCAATCTCACCATTACCTCGCATTGCTATATTTAAACTATTGTTAATAAAATCATCATCATCAAGGGTTTTAACGCTTGTTTGTGATTTAGTATCAATCTTCAATTTCCATTTATTACCAGAGTGAACGATTTGTCCTCTACAAGTAGCTAATATGTCACTGACAATAGATTGAATGTTTGCTTGTTGAATTAAAGCAATATTACAAGTCCATCCATTAGTTGAACAATCTTGTTGTGCTTGATAGAATGAAGCGGTATCAATATCAGCATCATCAATAGATAAGGCATCACCAAGCAAGTCTAATACTATATTAGCTGGATTATTTGAATAAGATAATGCTGTGCTGATTGTGTTGGCATCAGTCATTGTTCTAATCTTCTTGCCTTTTATCTCAACAACAATATTGTCTAATTGAGTGTTTTTATTCTGCTGACCATCAAATACTTGGTGAATTAATAAATAAGCACAATTTGCTGGAATATTAACGCTATCAAGACTAAGTGCTAAACCAGTAGATGTTGAAAAAGTATCATTAGTCACCCAATATAAACTTTGAATATTTGTAGCTGTCGAAGTATATCCCCAATCAATATGGACATATTCCTCAGTCTGTTTCGTACCGCTAACATTTAAACTATTATTATCACTCGACCACATATCAACCATAGTATCAATGTTATGCCCAGCAAAGACAATCACCGCCCAATAATCACGGTTATAGCCATTAGCCGCATCGTCATTATTAATCGCATTATTTGTTGTTTGATAGATAATGTTTCCAGCTAACTTGTTCTGACCATAGACAATTGCCACTGGATTAACATTGGATTTTTGTGTTTGTAGTTTAATACCAGAATAAGAATCAACACCAGCAGTGTCACCAATATCGGGAGCTAAAGCAGAACCAGCAATAGAAGCACCGACTAAAGTAGCACCAACTAAAACAGCACCGTATGCCCAGATGTTTGTTGTTAATCCAGCTAATACTGGTGCGAAATATGCCAATGCTAAACCAGCAATCGCCTTAACCGTATCACCCATTATTAATCCTCATAATCAAACAACCCTTGTCTAATTTCTTATGTATTGTGCGTTCCATATCTTCGTTATAAACCCAATAGGTAAATTGATTAATAGCAACACCGACTGATTTACGTGTAAGCACTATATCGTCTTTTTTAGCATCTTTCACTTTTGAGCAAAAACTTCTAAAGAAAGCGATATGGTCTTTACGACCTAAAAACTTCTTTTCATCTTTAACAAATAATTCCATATCTTCTTGTGTATAGCCATTCCATTCTTTCGGCATAGAATATCGTAAGTTAAGATAGTTATACGCAGTAGTAAAACAATTGTTCATCATACTGTTTCTTGCCTACCCCAATAAACAACATCGACAATAGCATCAACAATTGAAGTGAACTCATTTTGATTATAGATTCTTGTCGGGAATGGTCTGTTCCAATAAGTGAACTTAGTTGTTAGCGATCCAGTCAATGCTTGTGATGTCGCACTAAACGTATCAATAACACCCTCAAACAATGTATAGGTGTCTTTAGTAACTGAACTAATGTCTAATCTTGGATAGGTAGTCGCTAATTCGTAATGAACTAAACCATAGTCATAATTCTCACTGTCAAGTGTTTGTGATGGTGGCGTATAAATAACTCTAGTTATCTTCGCTGGATTATTACGCCATTCTGATGCTAACGCTTCTGTTGATAAAGAACCATTAACATTGTCAATAGTGACATTAATACTATCACTGGACATTGCAAAATCTTCTGATAATTTATCAAAGCTAATCGCTAACGGTGTGTATTCATTAGTGCCATCAGTAACAAATATATCGTGGTCAGTAAAATATAGGATTTCACCAGTTTCACCAACAACACCATCTAAGTCTTTATCCATATGAAATTCGAACAGATGTAATAATGCTAACTGATCGTCTGAACGTGAATTATTTGTTATTGTCTTACTCACAACACCTCTACAATATCTGATTTACAAGAATACATACCATCAACACGCTTATCATACTTAAATGAATCAGTCATAAATATGGCTTCTGTTTTACCAATAGTGCCAAAGCCAAGTTTAGGAACACCGAATTTAGACATAATGCCACCACGCTTACGATAATATTTTAACAATTCCAAGAAGTCAGATTGTTGTAATAACCAAGATAGAGTCCATTTCTTACGCAGTCCACCTTTA